GATTCCAATTTTTCCAGATTCTTCTCTGTTAATCTCTCTTGCTTTTTCACGCAATGTCATTAGAAATGACTCAAGCATAACTATATCTTCTTTGCCAGACATAAATTTGTGACCAAACTGTCCAGTCAATGAAACTCCAAGAAGTCTTTCTTCTTCTGTGTTGTCTTTCCAAATTTTACGAAGATACTTAAAGTCTGTTAGGGTTGATTGCCAAGTCCCAAGAATTGTTGCAAGCTCAACTTTGCGCTGGATGTCTTTCTTTGTATCGTTTTCACGTAATACAACTTCTGAAAGGTTACAAAACTGATAAGGACGTAAAATAATTTCTGAACACGGGTTAGTTCCGTAGTGTATATCTGGATCTCTTCTTCCAAACTTTGATGCTTGGGCTTGAGCTGCGGCCACATTGTATATGCCTCGCTCTCCTGATTTTGAGTCATATAAAGATTTCCATTCTGCAATAAATTGCTCCATCTGTGGCTTTCTTGAATATGCAACAGAATTGTTTGACAAAGCACGTTGTGGGCTTTGCTCCCACCAATTTCCTGATTTGGCTTGAGCCATTTCAATGTCATTAATATTTGAAAGAGATATCATTGCTGATCTGCGAACCCCTCCAACTACAACAACCTCACCAATCTTGCACATAATGTCATGGCATTCAATTGGCTTTAAATTTCTTCCTGCAGCGTTCTTAAACTTTGCAATTGTAAAATCAAATAGATTAATAAGCGGCTGTGGTCCTGAAGACCTTCCACCCATGGTCTTTAATCTTGCGCCTGCGGGACGAACTTTAGAAACATCAATAGCTGGAATATGTCCAGTCCAAAGTAAAGCAAGCAATTCACGATAAGCTTTTGCCCAACCTTGTTTTGAATCTTCAACAACAATTACTGTGTCTGATTTTTCAAGTTTCTCTGGGACTGACGGGAGCTTGTTAATATATTTATATTCTACTGAGAATCCGACACCAGTTCCACACATAAGAACATACATTGTTTCATCAAATGAGCGGGGAGAATCAACTGGAAGAAAAGCACAGTTGTATCCAGCCACATTATCTCTTTCTAGAGCAGCACCTGAAGTCATTACTGATCTCATAGATGGCATTACATTTCGTTCAAAAACAAACTCTTTTAATTCCGCAACTAGCTTTTCATTTGGAATATAATTATAGTTTGTTTTTAAATGATTAGTCATAAAGTTAAAGTATCTATCTACTGTTTCTCCCCATGTTTCTCTACGACCTTCTGTTTCTACCCATTTTGCATATCTAGATAGAGCAATAAAGTTTTCATAAGGATTTTCAATAGTTTGTGACATTTACTATACGACCTTTTCTCCGCCTTGCGGTGCTAATTTTAAGTGAAGTCCTAGTGTATCAAACTTTTATTTAATGGTCTAGGGGTTAAAAATATTTTTAAAAATATCATTATGTGAGATAGTGTTTTGGTCAACTAACTTGACAGATCTTTGTATTTAATGATACTCTTAGAGTTCGTTATCTCTATAGGAGGAAATGCCAATGGAGAATATAAAGCAACAGTTTAGCGATTTAGTTCGTGACTGGACAATAATAGCAGTGACAACACTGTTTTTGTTTTCTGGACAACCATCATCTAGCGCTTTAACTGTAGTAGCACCTTTAGTGAAAACTGAAGCCCAATTAAAGCAAGAAGTCTTAGATAGCTTTAGTAAAGAAATTTACAAACCATCTGAGATGCTTACAGACAAAGAGTTAAAACTATTACTTGAGACTGTAGGATTCGAAGGAGTAGGCCTTAAAAAAGCTTGGTCCATAGCAAAGCGTGAATCTAATGGAAGACCGCTTGCATATAACGGGAATAGGAATACAGGAGACAGTTCTTACGGACTGTTTCAGATAAACATGATTGGAAATCTTGGTCCTACAAGACTTGAGAAATTTAATCTACAGAGTAACAAAGAGTTATTCGACCCAGTAACAAACGCAGAGATAACGTACTATATGACTAATGGCGGTATTGATTGGTCAGCTTGGAAGGGTATGACCCCAAGAGCTAAGGAATTTTTATTAAAATTTCCGACAAAGTAAAGGAGATGGGATGAGGATACAATACGTATCAACCTACATCTCCATGTCAGAAGAAGGATTGGTTGAAAAGCTTTTATGCCCAGTAGACCAATCCATTCTTTTTTGTAATCAGACTATTTCAGATGAGGTATACTTATATTGCCTATCTTGTGAGTATAAAAAAGCATTAGGGCTAGCAACTTATCAGAATATAGTTGCTCAGGTGGATAAAAATGTGTAAAGAAGAATGTATTTGTAAATTAGAAACTGAGTCTGCTCCAATTCAAGTGACAGACGCAATGGGTAGAGAGGTTTTTTGGCTAGATGCAGGAAGACCAGAAGGACAATAATATATCAACCTCTGATTTAGAGGATAATTTACCTATGGTAACTTATATAATGCTTCACAGAATATATGACGTATTGACGCTATTGGCAAATAAAGTTGTCGGTGGAGAAGATACTCAAAAAATGGTAGAATATCATAACCAGGGCTATCTGCTTGGACCAGCCCCATCATTTAAACCAAACGAGGAAGAATAAAATGGAAAAAGAAAAAGTAGTGCTTTTAATGCTTGAAAAATTAAACAATGACACACGATTTGCTGGCGTATCTAGCGGAGCAGATATTGCAGACGTAGAACAACAAATAATTAAAAACCAGCCGTTCCTTGAATGGCAAATGGGTAACATGTACGACACTCTTGTTGAAAAAGGTATTATTATTCCTTGACATTAAATCTTTATTAACTTATAATAAAGTGTTGGTTGAGATTATTCTCCCAATTGTAAAGCCCCCTTTTGGATCCGCCTCCGAAGGGGGTTTTTTACATCTCTGGTGGTATAATAATTATATAATGGCAAGGGACCACTTTTCGCAAGCATCAAGGAATCCTAGGTATAACAGCAGTTTTTATAAAAACCAGGAGTCTAAAGAAGCCACGTCGGAAATCAAAATTGAATTATTTTTTTTAAAAATATTTTCTAAACTAAAAAGAATGGCTGGCAAAAAATAATGTTTACAGATAATCCAAACGTTGAGCAAATAGCAGACCAGGTCTGGGTATATAGAAACTTTATAACAGAAGAAGAAAACGAAACTATACTGCGTCTTATGAAAGAGCATGAAGAGTCATACAAAGACTCTAAAGATGCGTTTATTTTTGAAGATCAGTATATAGACTGGTACAAGGACAAAACTGGACCACTGATGCCAGAGCTTAAGCCAATATGGGACAGAATATCTATGTTGATATATCCAGAACATTACATCCACCCACAGCTTTTTGTAAATGTTATGCGTCCTGGAGATGACGGAATGTTTGTACACGCAGATAGCCCTGGCATGAATATGGAACACGATTTAACACAGCTAGACCGATGGTCAACATGCTGCAGACTTAGCCATGGAATTGTTGCTTATTTGGGAAATTACGAAGGCGGAGAAATATTTTACCCAAACATAGAAAAAGACGGCACAGTTAAGGATCGACCAGGAGACCCAGATGATTGCCTTCAGGTAAATGTTAGACCTAGAGATATTGCAATACATGGAGCCACTCACCCTTGGGAACACGGAGTAAGGCAAATAACTAGTGGGATTAGATTTGCTTATTCAAACTTCTGTATGGAAAAAGAACACGCACCAGGAACTTATGAATTGTTTAACCCAGACAAGCACCCTTTGATGTCGGACCCAGAAGAGATTAAACTTTGGAACAATACTGTTTATCCTGAAACAACATTTTGCAAAAAGAAATGTATTTGTGGTCAATCAGCAGATTTTCCTTATTGCGATAACACCCACAAGATTATTAATAAGAAGAAACAAGAAGAAGGCAATTCAGACATTTAGTGCGAAAGTGCAAAAGTGAAAAAATTGAAGTGCGGCGGCGGTAGAAGAACCCATTTTAGAATTTAGCATCATACAGGGGATCTCCACTATATTCGTATATTAGATTCATTAATAATAAACAGCTTGTATGCGATTCTAAGTACCATATGTCACATACCCCTGAACTTGCATTCAAACATTCCTCTAATCGGCTCTTGAGACCTTTTAAGACCCATTCTAGCGAAGACCTAGCCATAAGATTGTTAGCTTCAAAATAATTATTTTCTTGATATCGAACTTCGGCTAGATATTTCGCTAACTTGTCCGATATGTCCTTATTTACCAAAATAGACCTATTACGACATATACATCAACAAGTATTAAGCTGAAGATTTGTAAAGATCTATAGACTGGGGAATTCATCGTCTATGTCTTCATTTAGGTCAAAATCAAAGATTTCTTTTTCCCCCGCCCAATTTAGAAATTTAGACAATGCAAGTCCTGAAAGGATTGCTGTCGCAATTAGACTTATCAATGCCCATAACTTCTTCATATATATCCTAGTTGACTGAGATTATTAGTATCGATATCATGATTACTAATAGAATACAAATTGATCTTACTTTTTTTCTTCTTGGCCATTCTTGAGGTACTTTTACATTATTCATTTTCTACTCCATTGTAGGGATATTGGGATTTGAACCCAAAGTCGTTTGTATATAAGACAAATGCTTTAACCAGATTAAGCTATATCCCCTAGTTTATATATAGTTGTAGGATTAACCCACATATATTAACTAGGACTACTATAATCCCGATCTTAAGCATTAATTTCATTTCCCGCCCTTTGTTTGCTGAACAACTTTTTCTATGCACTTTGTGCAAAAATTCTCAAGTATGCCTTTAGCGTTAATACGCTCTACATACTTTGGGTTTTCGCAAAAGTCACATTTCATAATATTAGTATACCATGATTCTAGTCAACTGCTTTTACTACATATACAGTTGTATTGTTTGCATCGTGACTTTCCTGAGCTTTTTGAAGAGAATCATATACTCTGCACTGCCAGCCAAATTTTGCAAATCCTTCTTTTTCTTTTTCTTTAAGCAATGCCTCAAACTCTTCTTCTGGCATAGAATTTTTTGTATTAACAAAATCTTCTTTAAACGATGCCGTTAAGAATTGACGAACATAAAACTTGTTTCCTACTACTGGTGTAACTGCATGATATAAGTCTGTTCTAAATAGCAGACCGTCTCCAGCCTCCATCTTATATCTAATTGGTGGATCAATCATACGACACTGTTGTTCTTTTCCAGTACAATCTATATATGTCGATAAATCTGCATCTTCAGTATTTATAAGAAGTATTTCTCCACCTTCATAATCATCGTTTGTATAAATGTTGAAATTGAAGATGTGAGGAGTTCCTCCAAACCAAGGTCTGCGATCTTGATGATATTCCATTGAAAGCTGAAGAGACTTGTCTGTATTTTCTGATTCTAGAATAACTACATCTGCAGAGCAATATGAAGGATGCTCTCTAGCTTCTTGCATTGATGTTGGAATATTTGGATCTTCATTTATTAGTTTAAAGTAATCTTCGTTTAAATAGTTTTCTTTGTAGATCTTCATAGCGTCCCAGAAAATATCTAAAAATTCTCTAAGATGTGCTCCACCTTCATTTTTACATACTTCATATGATGGATCTTGATATGGGTATGCTTTTGAATATTGACCCCATGGTCTCCAGTCTTGCCAATCGCCAAACCACTGGTCATTATTTGTCTTTGATCGTATAATAAAATCTTGAGTCGCTGCTGGGTCCTTTAAAGTATTTTTAAAAAGGATTACATCTTTTGTTAATAGTTTGTGTTCCATTTATCCCCCTAATATGTCTCTTGCCCAAAAAGGCCATTCTTCTGCCCAGCGTTTTCCAGTTTCTGAAGATAGCCAGTCCTTACATCCTCTAATTGTATCAGTTCTCCATTTTAAATATTCTTCTTGGTCCCAGTTTGTTCCTGGTTTAGTTTTATCGTATACTACAAATGTAACAGTTCTCTTGTTATCTCCCGCTGCCGATTCTGCACCGTGCAATACAGCAGAAGATTGAACTACTAGGTCGCCTTTGTGTGGTTGCATCCATGTATTTGTTTCTGGATAGTAAAGTCGTCCTCCATCCATTTCTGCTAGGTATATAACTCCGCCAAAAGATTTTTTATGTGGATGAGGGTCGTATGCCTGGTCGTCGCTGTGAATTCCAAATGGTTTACCTGGGACTGAGTACCAGTGTAAAAAAGTATTTACATCGTATTGATCTTTATCAAAGATTTCTTTAACTCTTTCTACAAGCTGGCGTAGCATGGGAACTTGCAATAAGAGTATTCCTTTATTACTAGGGTTTTCGGTTATCTCACCGATTTCTTGTGCCATCCTAGATTGTTCAAAAGCTAAATCACATAGCTCTTCAGAGATAAATCCTCTGTATACATATGCAGAGTCATTTATTTTTTCCCAACCAGTAAAATCCATATACACACCTTTTCTCGTTATATAAATTATACCATTCTGCTGATTAGGATTGACTAATGGGGCTAATTATTTTAAAATGTTAATATAATTTTTTGGAGTTGTATCACTTGATCTTAGGTCTTAGGTCTTACTATATATTTAATATTTATTATTTATTGATTTACTGACCCCCCGACCCCCCTATTGGAAGTATACTATTTCTATTTTCGATGTCAAGCTTCCCACCAAAAAATATTTTTTTTGAGATTTTACAAAATGTTAATATATCTTTATCTTGTACGATACACACTATAAAAAAATTCGGACATTTTGGATAGACCGCACATATTGAGCGTGAGTGTGTCCTATATCACAGGGTTTTTCTAAGATTTATTTGCGACACGCCCGAGAAACACCTCTAAATGTCAGTCCCCCCTGCTATGCTTAAGGTATAAAGAAAAACAAGCGGTAAAGAAATCCGCTAACGAAAGGAGCAATCAAATGCTCACTCAAAAAACACTAGACGCAATCGTCTATGAATACCAACACGGGGGCGTGAAGTCCAACCACCCCGAATTGACTACCTATGAACGCAAGGCGTTGCTAAAGCACCTCTTTAGCCTACCGACCTATTGCGCTTGTTGTGTGAGGTAAATCACACACGACACTAGCCCCAAATGGGTCTAAATGTCAGTAGGTCGTGATAGTCTTACGACATACAAATAAATAAAGAATTAGAGCGTGAGCCTAGCAAATAATCCGAAAGGTGAGCCTAGCAAATAATCGCTCTCAACAAAATAACCAACTAACGAAAAGGATAGAAAATAAAATGACAATCACTTACTCACTATGGGACGGCGCACAATTCCTAGGTTTCTTTACAGCAACTAGCGCAGACGAAATGAACAAGACAGTAACCGAACTACAAAAGGTTTCTAAAAATGTAGTAGCACACCTACGAAAGGTAGAACAGAACTAATGTCATACGCATACTCTTACCAAACTAACTCAATAGATAAATACGCCTCTATCCAATCAGATGTCGCAGACGCATACGCTTACCTTGATGAAGTAGATGAGGAACAACCTCCACTTGATGACTTTGATGACTCAGATGATGAACAACTAGCAAAACTATACTCACTAACTTGGGAAGGCTAATAAATGACTATCGAACTAAATGAATACGGCTTAATGATTGACCTAGGCGACTTCCTCTATGTATCTCTAGGGTGGGCGTTCATTATCTTGACCGCTCTAGTTATTGTCGGCGTTAAGGTATACAATAAGATAAAGAATAAGCGAGTAGCGGATACATTCGTAACCGATACAACTACTAACGATTTATGGAGTAACTAATGACTACTAATCGCATACTAACTACACTAGTCCAATTAGGTATCGGTATCCCCGCCCTACTTATGGCTCGCCTTGTATGGCGTGAGATCGTGTCCGATTATAGGGAGTGGGCTAAATCACACTAACGCTACGGCGTGTCGGCTTGACAAAGTCAAGCTGGCCCGCAAAGGCACGGGGTCGGGCGTGTCGTTACGGGTACCTACTAGAACCCCTGGAATTTTGTGAGATTTATCACATAAAAAGATTTCTTGAAATACGGCGTGTCGTGTTGATAATGTCGGTGTGCTCGTGTATAATACCATTATAACCACAACGAAAGGTCGATAAAATGACACTAGATGAATACAAGGCTTATGTAGAAGCCACACGCAAGGAAAGCCTACTAAAGGCTATCGCAACAATGTCAGAGGCTAATGATAAGATGTCCTCACTATTCAATACTAAGGAGGCAGACTAAATGGGTTATGTAGAAATCTTTCGCATAGATAACGAGGGTGCGGGTTGGGTAGATTTATCCGAGGCAACACCAGATGAACTATTCAACATTGAATTAGGATTACTAAATGAAGGGGCGTTTGAATAATGGCTAGTAATTGGACAACATTCGCAACTGTAAGAGATTACCCTAGCGGGCTAATGAATGAATGCGTATGCGGGCAAGTAGTCCTTGCGCCAAAAACACGACACGAGAATTGCGAGAATAAATAAATGAAAAGATACACATTCGGCGTTTGGCTAGACATAGACGCAGAGGACGAAAATCAGGCGGTGTCTTTATTTGATAGCGTTGTGAAAAACACTTTTGTTTCAGACTCTTATTGTTTTGAATGGAAAGAGGTCGCAGATGAAATCGCAATTTGAAAAAGATTTAGAAATAAAAGAAAGTTTTATTGATTTACTAAATGATGTTTATCCAACTGTAAAAATTGGTTATTCAACTTTTACTCCCGCCGAGATTTTGGAATGTTGCGACCCTGTTGCTTTTTCTATCGGACTAATTGAACACGAGGACTATCTAGCAGAAATGGAAAACGAATGAGCGATTTATTTGGATTTGAAAAAGCAATTCAGCTCGATCATCTTACCGATAAACAAATAAACGAATTAGAAGAAATTCTAAAAGATTATCAATAGATAGCGGCGTGTCGCCTTGACAAAAGGTGATCCGCCCGCAAAAGCACGGGGTCGGGCGTGTCGTTATGAAAGAGTTATAAAACCCCTGGAATTTTACGGCGTGTCGATTTGACAGACAAAACGGACATATCTATGTGATTAGTATCACACCGCTTGAGCGTCTCAATATTTGGAATTACTGGCTAGTAATGTGAAAATGTCAGCCCTATCCGCTATAATTGCGGTATAACCAAACGAAAGGTGACAACTTATGTCAGCAAATGTCTATTCCGTAGCAAACCTACTTGTAGGAAAAATGTATTACTCTCGCTCAGTATCGGGCGAAATTATTGACGCAGAAAAAACCGATAAGGTCTGGTATGCGGATTGCGATAGTTATCGAATTCAGGTAAGAGCGCAAAACACTTTCAGAGATACTTATCGCTATGTAGCCGTAAAGGTAGGTGAATAAATGTTAGATACAAAATACATTGACGAAACCGAATTCTATTTCATAAAAGATGAAATAAAATTTCATTGTGACGAAAGCCAATTTGTTTATGTGTGTAAAGCACACGGCGAGCAAATGGGTTGCTACTATTGCGAATTTAACTATGATGAGAATTGCGAGTGTGAAGGATAATGATAAACTCAGTAATGCGTATAGATTGCTCAGATTGTAATTCAACTGGACTAATCTTTTTTGGAGATAACAATAATTTTGATGTCGAAACTTGCGATTGCGATTTCGGCAAAGAGCAAGACTCATTTTTTAACTAACGAAAGGGAAACTAATGTATAAAATAACTCTAGCCTATGACGGAAATGCGCCACATTGGCAAGGCGATTACTATGATGAAATGGAAGCGTGGTCAGCGTTTTTCAAATTCACCGATTGGGGATTTGCTGATGAATTCTCAACTGTAAATATTTACACTCCCGAATTGAAATGCTATACAAAAAACTTTTATCGTAGCGGAATGGTGGTAGCAAAATGATGACACGCAAAGACTATGTAGCAACCGCAGAAATTCTAAAGTATGCTAGCGATAAAACTCACCCCGCTTTATTTTCTAAAATCGTAAATGATTTCGCTGAAATGTTTGCGAAAGATAATGAGCGATTTGATGTAAAACGATTTCACGAAGCGAGCAATTACAATGTTCCTAAATTCACTTCAAGATAAAGTAAAACGCATTCAGGAATTGCGCCGCAGTAATGCGGCGCAACCTGTTCGCAATAAAAAAAAATACACACGCAAAATAAAACATAAAAATAAATTCGATCAATAGCCCACAGCTCGGCCCGCAAAGGTACGGGGTCGGGCGTGTCGTTAAGACTGTGATCTAAAACACCCTGGAAAATTGGGCGTGGCGTGGAAAATGTCAGTCTAATCTGCTATAATTCCAATATCTACCAACGAAAGAGGTCCATTATGGAACTATTTACAGTATCTTGCTTGAACTATGAAATTTGTGGCGCTCAAGAAACTTTTGACAATGATTCAGAATATGAAATTTATGGCGATGATTATATCTGCGCTGAATGCTATGCGTCTGAGGAAATGGAATTCTTTGAAACTATTGGCTGGGCTGATTCTGATGCTCTTGCTTCCGCTGGATTTGGAATGGATGAGGATTACTAATATGTCAGACCCAACCGCTATAATTACCCCTATGAAACTGAAACGCTCTAACGATAGAAAGGTGGCTAACCTTGTCACAAAAAATGGAAAGCAAGCGGCAATTGCTAACACTTTCGGATTACCTGCTGGAAAAGCTTACTCGTGCCCTGGTGCCACTAGTATTTGTGAAAGCGTTTGCTACGCAGGAAAACTCGAAAAGTTATTCCCTGGAGTAAAAACTAATCTGCTACACAATTGGGAATTGCTACGCAATGCCGATATGGATACAATGCTTATTCTATTAGATGAGATGATTGTAGAATTTATCGCCGATTGTGAAAAGAAAGACGCTCCTAAGTTATTCCGTATCCACTGGGACGGGGACTTCTTCAATGATACTTACGCATATGCCTGGAAAGTAATCATTACTAACCACCCCGATGTTCAATTCTGGGTTTACACTCGTGTAAAGTCTGCAGCGCTTATTCTTAAGGATGTCTCTAATTTATCTCTTTACTATTCCACCGATGATGAGAATAAAGAAATAGCATTCGATTTGAAAACTAATTCTAAGGTCCGCCTTGCTTATCTAGGGAAGACATTCGCTTCAACCGAAGACACGATGAAAGAATTGACTGGCAAGCCTGGCGCTAAGTGCCCTGAGAATATGAAAAGTATTCCGCTTATCTCTAGCAATGGGTCCGCCTGCGTTTCTTGTGGCCTATGTGTTTACGGTAAAGCAGATATTAGATTTTCTGCGAGTAAAAAATAATGTATGACTTTATCGGATCCATTCTTGGAATTGGATTAATTGCATTCTTGTGCTCACCAATTGTGCTAGCCGTGTACATGTGGAATGGCGCAAAATTTGATGATGATAATGACGGAATAGAAGATTTGCCTAATCGTTGGTAACGGCGTGTCGGCTTGACAAAGTCAAGCTGGCCCGCAATGTTGTGGGGGGTTATCCACAGGCTTACGAGAGTTATCCACAACCCCTAGAATTGTGAGTATTATCACAAAAGCTGCGACACGCCCATAATGGATTAGGTAATGTCAGTGGCAAATGCTATAATACTCTTATCCAACAACGAAAGGTAACAAATGACACCAGTAGAACACTCACTCAAATTCGTAACCGAGTTTGACGAAACACATCCTATCGCAAAACAATTCTTACAATTAGATGAACAATCACAAATTGCTATGCTAGAGTCAATGCTAAAAGATTTATTGGTATCTGCTATCCAACCAGTAATTGACCACATCAACGAAAACGGCTCATACGCAATTCTAAAGGTGGCTAACTAATGGGATACACAACAGCGCTAGATTTATCAGACTTAGGATTAGAGCAAGGTATCTCTATTCACTTACAAGGTAATCACTACCCACCCGTTCCACTTTCTATGGTGAAGCCGTGTATCGATGCTATCGATGCTTGGTGGGATGAGGATTCAGATAGGTTGATCGAAATGCCTGAAGGCGTATCTTATCGAGGAGATAAGTTTGCCCCCGCCCACGCAATAATTGACCAACACCACTTACACGCTTGGCTACAAGAAAGTGATTAGCATCACACAATAACTTTCTCAAATAATGAGATAGGGCTAGACTAATGTCAGACCCCAATGCTACAATACTACCTAACAAAGAAAAGAGGCAAAAATGACAATAGAAGGAAAACTCTATCAGGTCGGCGATTTATTCACCAGCCTAAAGTCAAAAAAGACAGGTGTTATCAAGGAGATACACCCACAGGCATCTGGCTCGGTGCGTGTGCTACTGGAACTACCTAGCAGGGAAACTCGCTGGACTTCAGTATCAGCCAAGACACTACTTGGCTAATAAGACGGAGGCATACACCATAATCGGGTGCTAAGCCACGAAACAGGGACAGTTTAGGAGAGTATCTAGTCCAATGTCGTAAGTAAGAACTCTCCCCCCTTCGGGGGAAATGTCAGACCCCCCTGCTATACTATCCATAACAACAACCAACGAAAGGTAATAAATAAATGAGCAGACAAATCACAGTAAAGGTCGCAACGACCAAAGTAATCAAGGCACTAGAAACTCGTCTAGCAACACTAGAAAAAGACTATGCCACACAAGGCGCAAATGAAGCAAAGTATCAAAAGTCAGTAGAAGCGTGGCGCAAGGAAATTGGTAAGTGGGCTATTGCTAACTTCTCAAAGGCTGAGAACCTTCGCACAAACTATCGCTCTTGGAACAACACTCTCAATGTTGATTTTGACATCATCACAAAAGAGGGAACTTTCCCTACTGAACCTGAAAAGGATTTTGAGGTTATCCATCAGCACAGTTATCGTGAGATGAAAGAGGACATCACAAATGCTCTCACAATTCTCAAAATGACAGATGAGGAAACAGTAAATGCTTCCACAATGAAGCAGATTGCTAAGTATCTCTAAATAGGTTTTGGGGGGTTAGCACACAAAGTCTAGACACCTAAACCCAAACGACCTGAGTAAGTCGCCAAACTGCTCTCCTTCGGGAAACTACTAACAAAGGTAATACAATGGCAAATCGTTTCAGAGTAGAAATCTACGATGCTAACAAAGCAAATGACATCACGATTTATTCAGATCAAGGTGTTGATAAAGAATACTTAACTGAATTAGTATTCAGCAACATCAGAAACTTTAGCGGAAAGATTAACGCTTATGTTTTTGATAATGTAAAAAAGAAAAAAACAACTGCGATGTTTCTTGATGAGAGCACAGTTGAGTTTAGTAAAAATCTAATTAGCAATGCTAAAAAGGTAGAGGTGGGGATTTAATCTCCAGCTCGGCCCCCGCTTTTGGGGGGTTATCCACAGGTTTACGAGTGCTTGTGGATAACCCTGAAAGTTTGTGATAATGATCACACCGCACAATTAGGACAAATGACTATCTAATCTAGACAATGTCAGTGGGGTCTGTTATACTTACAACTAATCAAACGAAAGGAAATAAAAATGGCTCATAATCTAGAAATGGAAAATGGCGAAGTTGCTTTTGCGCTTCGTGGTGCTCCTGCTTGGCACAATCTCGCTAACCGAATCTTTACAAAAGATGAGGAAGTTACAACCAGTCTAATGCTTGAAGAAGCAAAGTTGGCTAATTGGAATGTTCGCTTATCTCCAATCACTGAGCACATTCCAGAATCTTGGAATGATGTATCTACCGCATCTCTTGTCATTCGTGATAACCCATTCAATGGCGCAACTGATGTTCTCGCAACTGTTGGCAAGCGTTACAAGCCAGTTCAAAATGAAGAACTGTTTGCGTTTGCTGATGCTATTCACGACGCTAATGCTGATTGCCGTTGGGAATCTGCTGGCTCATTAAAGAAGGGCAAAGTGGTATTTGGAACTGTGGACATTCCACGCACAATGGTTCTTGACCCACAAGGCGCTAATGATGAAACAAAACTCTATTTAATTGTTTGGACATCTCACGATGGTTCTGTTGCTGTTCAAGCAGCCGTTACACCTGTTCGTGTTGTTTGCCAAAACACTTTGAATCTTGCTATGCGTAATGCTAAGCAATCATTCAAGATTCGTCATACACAATCTGTTGAAGGACGAATTCAAGTTGCTCGTGAAACTCTTGGGCTTGCTCTTGGTTACTTTGATGAGTTTGAAGTTGAGGCTAAGGCTCTCTACTCTCAGGCAATTACTGATGCTGAGTTCTCTAAGTTGATTCAGACAATTTATCCTAAGCCTGAAAAGGATTCTAAGGGTGCGCTAAAGAAGTGGGAAAATAAGGTTGTTCTACTTGATGACCTTTATCATAACTCACCAACTAACGCTAACATCAAGGGAACTAAGTGGGGTGCGTTTAACGCTCTTACTGAACGCCTTGATTATTATCGTTCAGGTCGTGGTAACGGCGAAACTCTTATGGCTGGAGCATCGGGCTTTGACCCAGTTCTAACTGCTGAAAAAAATAAAATCAAGAAATTGATTTCTGCTTTCTAAATAAATAAAATCCTGAGCAAGATTTAAAACTGCTCACAATTTTTTCTTGGTCTGTTAGCTCAGTTGGTTAGAGCGCTACCCTGTCACGGTAGAGGTCGACGGTTCAAGTCCGTTACAGATCGCAAAGCGCCCGCAATATTAAGGGGAAAAAAAGTGTGTTACGTCTCACATAAAAAAAACCCTGAAATCTATTGCGGATGTCAGTGGCGTCGTGTACAATACTCCTATACAACAACGAAAGAGGTAAATATGTCATATGAACGGACGAAGGGCTATACAGGAAATGTCCTGGATGGCAAGAAGCTTGCTAAGATTGCAAATGATATTTATCGTGCACAATATAGCAATGACTTTAGCGAATGCACGGTTGATAACTTATTACTAATTGAATTAGAAGAGAAGAATGTATTTGGGGATCCTAAGTATGCGGTCCTATGCTCTGAAGGTGTTGGCTGGGAACAAGATGAATATGGTTGCCTAGAAATACCTACAAACATTGGGCAGATGGGTCTATGGAATGGAAGAGTCTTTATCTCAGTAGAGACTGTTAAGTCTTGTCAGACTATCTTTAAAGAAGATGTATCAAATTACATTAGGACCTTTGGCTCCCGCCTTGATTCTAACTGCTCCCTATGGCAGTCCAAAATGTCAGTGGAACCTGTTACAATACTCGGATGAGCACAGACCTAGTATCAACCAAGTATACATTTGCCTGCGACCCAGATGAATGTGATTGTTTAATCGAACTAACATCATCTGACGGATTTGGATTCCCGTCGGGTGTGATGCAAATCACTTGCCCGTGTGGCCGTAAGCCAGTCTTATTGTCAGCGGTCACTGCTACAATTGCTCCAACAAACCAAACGAAAGAGGAAACAATGGAACCAACTACAACACCAATCCCTGAGTCATATAACTCTAATCTATTGGTAACCTACAAAGTAATCCGTGGCTATTCAGATGCAGAATATGCAACTGATAAAGTTACATCTATTGAGTGGGACTTACACAATGGACGCCAAGCACAAAAGCAAGCAAATCTTTATTTGTCTAAGATTGACACAGTTAAAGATATTATCACTGAAGCATATGCCGATTCAGATGACCAAGAAACACTTCGTTCAATTGCTGAAGCGCTTGACATTCCATTGACACGAACAGTTGAGTGGTCTGCATCTGTTGAGGTTAGCGGAACCATTGAATTAGATTTGCTTTCTGATTATGACACTGACATTGAGTCAGAGATTACAGATGCTCTTTATGTTGAAGCACAGAACGGCAACATTGAAATTGTTGACCAAGAAGTATGTAATGTGCGTGAGAACTAATGTACTTTGAGTTGACCGCTCCCGATAGGCTATCTCTTGAGATGGCTTATTGGGATGCACAAATCACAGGGCTCGACCCTGAATTTATGCCGCCATTGACATTCAACATTGGAACTGGTAGTATTGAGAAAGTTAGTCGCATTCGTGATAAGTATAATTTAAAAGAATCGTACTGGTCAGAAAAAGAATCGACAGGATACTAGGAGATAAAATGTCAGATTATAAAGATGGATTTCAAGACGGGTACAAGTTTGCTCGTGAAGAACTAATGGAAAAGTTGTCAGAGATTGACATCGCTGACATTGACTCTTGGATCCTTGACCGTCTTTCAGAAATGATTGAGGGTGGCAACCTGTGATGGCTGAATGGCTTAAGTGTGATCAGTGTGCAGCTCAGGCAATGTGGGAAGCAAAGAAAGACACGATGTCTCTTTATTTTTGTGGACATCATAAGAATGAACAAGGCGAGCCCCTTGTGGACTGGGCCGAAGAAATGGTACAATTACTCAACTACGAGCAACAACTAACAAAGGCGGAATAAAATGGGCGACAGAGCAAACTTTGGTTTCAGAGATTCCAAGGAAAATATTGTATTTCTATATGGACACTGGGCAGGGCACCGTATGCTAGAGAATTTAGCGGACGCCGTGCAGATTGCACATCCACGTTGGAATGACGAGGCATATGCAACACGTATTGCTATCAGTCAAATGATTGGTGATGAATGGCCTAGCGAAACAGGCTGGGGCATTAGCGTTAATGAATTGGCCGACAATGAGCACAAGGTCCCTATTATTGATTGGAAGAATAAAACATTTACATTAATGGAAGAGGACCTGCAGACTGTAGTATTTAGCACAAGCCTTGAGGCATTCGTCGCTAAGTATTGTAGTCAACTAAGTATGGTATAATTAATCTAGGACCTTGGTCCTGGTTTTAATACAGAAATGAAATGGTGCGTCTAACTAGTCTACGGGCCAGGCGCTAAGTAAAGCGGTTTATTTCTTTCGTTGGAAATCAGCAGCCATATTCATTACCCCCTAGTCAGCTTCAACTCTGAGCCTAGGGGGAATTTTTTTGCCCGCAAGGGCGAGGGTAACATATCTCTTTTACGAGGTCAATAGCAAAACTCCTGAAAATTTGTGATCTTGACCACAAAGCTGAATAATGTGGGGTGTATCACACCCAAAATCTATTCCAAATGTCAGTGGTCCATTGTATAATTGGAACATATCAACGAAAGGATATAAAATGCCAAATTGGTGTTATAACACATTAACTATCCAAGGACCTAAGTCTGAGGTAGATATGATTAAAGATAGATTGAATGCTCCATTTACATTAGCAATGGAGAATCACGGTATGGGTGATATCTCTTCTATGGGTTTCCCCACCAAAATTAAACAGGTTGAATATAATAATCCTGTGTTTGCTTTTCATAACATCCACTCATATAAAGATGACGGCATTACTGATGAAGAATATGCTTGCCAACCTAATCGTGGAGATATAGATATTCAGAATGACCCTGATTGGTTCCGCAAATCTATTGAGTTTGCTAAGACTCAAAAGGATTGGTATTCGTGGAACAATTCTAATTGGGGAACCAAGTGGGATGTTGCAGTATCAGATGATGAGAAGTATTCTAATACAGAACTACTTGAATATAAATCAGAAGGTGATGACAACTGGCTTGTCTATAAATATGAAACTGCTTGGTCACCTGCTGTAACTATCTTAACTAAACTAAGTAATCTTGTTCCTAACTGCCTGCTTACATTAGAGTTTGAGGAAGAGACAGGCTGGGGTGGGGAATATGAGATTGTTCGTGGTGAAGTAAAAGAACTATTGGCATATGAGAACCGTTGCTATGCTTGCCAGTCTTTTGATTGTATTGACTATTGCGAGAATGACTGCGGTGAATTCTGCTCAGAATGCAATGAGGGCTCTTGGCAGGATGAGGTGGCTATGAAAGAATGTCAGACCCATATGGTATTATTACCTTTGAAAACCTACACACAGGAAGAGGCACTAAATGTCTAGTTTCTTAGAAAATGAAAATGAAATGTTGATTGACGCAATCTTCTCTGAAATTGGAGAACAACTCGTTGAAGATTGGATGAACTCTAATTTAGATGAAGGGCAACTATATGCCGATTGGTGTGTTGCCGATATGTCTAACAGCAATTATCTAAAAGGCAGGTTCAATCAGTTTCACAATTTAAGTCCAACAGATAATTACTACCTACAATGGGATGAGAACGCAGAATGACATACTATAACTTCGTAATTAAATTACACGGTGCCGTTGGTGCTAATAGCGAAGAAGAAGCAATTGAAAAAATCAATGGACATCTTGATGACCTTGGTCAAGTAGAAAGTATTATTAAGTATGACTTAGGTTGGCCTGAGACATCTTGGGAATTGGAGGAACAGTAATGCTAGGTTATACTGAATCCGATCTAAATAGAATGATTAATGCTATACACGATTCAAAGCTTTTCTATCTTAGGACCCCGTCCGATTTAATGGACAAGGAGCCTTTGAGGAAAGACTTGGAAGACGCTGTTAGTTTCTTGCAAGGTTTGTGGGCGGAGGGTTACTTTGACCACACAGACTAAATCATCATACTTCTTGGAGTATATGAAGTTACATCTAATTAGTCTTAACCAGGACTTAGAGGGTGATTATAATGTTCAATCTAAGATTAATATCCAGGGACAAATTATGGCAACCGAGCATTTATTGTCAGTGGCAACTGATATAATGAATAACTCTAACGAAAGGTATGAATAATGAATATAACATCTAGAGAAGTTACTTATCGTTCCGCCGTTGAACAAATATTTTTTGAGGACGGGACAGAATTAGTAATCACAGTCGGTGCTCCTGCCGAAGGCGGAGGAGATATCGATATCGAATATAACTGGGTAGACGGGAAGCCTGATTGGGCAGACTACTTAGATGAATCAACACTAGTGAATTATGAGGTAATCTAATGAATCAAGAAGACATTGGTCTACCACCACATTTACAGCGTATGGTCAATGCTGGAGTATCGGGCCTTGACATTATGCACGGAGAACTAAAGAATCTAATGCTCATTGCTGAGCAAGACTTGGCAGACGCATTAGAACAAGAAACATTATCTGAAGAGGCAATGGATTCTATGGTCCGAACAGAATGTGAAGGGCGCCTAGATACTCTGGTAGAACTATATAATCTAACATACCAACTATCATTTGCTATAGGAGAAAGGCAGGGGCAAAAATGACTCATTATGAGCCAAGCTTGGAAATCCTTGAAATGGAATACTCTTGCTCACCTGGAGGAGTAGATACATTTGAAGTGTATGATAAAACAGATATACCTTTGTCTGTTCCAATATATGAGACTGAATCTTTGACGGATGCTGTGCTCTACTGTTATAATTTAGGAAAAGACTTTACTGTCAAAACATTAGCGGAATGGAATGAAAGGGAGTTAGCATATGAAGCCTGAAGATAAAGATAAACTCAACGAATGTTTAGAGATTCTTGATTCCACCGACCTTGGATTATCCCTGGTTTGGCTATGGACTTGGTCTACCATTAACAACATCTTTGAGGATGAGACCTACAAGCAGAACTGCACCATAGACGAGATGTGGGACCACCTCTGTGAGGCCGTGGAGGCGGGCCAGGGCTTCTCTCTGGAGTACGGGGCGGAACAGCACAATGATGATGTACTTGAATGGATGATGAATCGTGAATACATTGTAGACACAATGTTTGAAGAAGAAGAGGAAGAAGACGAAGATGAAGATGAGTGATCAGTACATCAATGATCAATTAAATACAGCACAAAAGCTTTTGTGGGGTGGATCCGAAACAGAAAATATTGAGGCCCATAACATCATTGCTAAATTAATTAAAGATCGTATTGAGCAAGTAAATCTTTCGTAGGGGCCAAATTCGGCGGTTACGATACAACTTAATAAACTCCTGAAAGCTATTTACAATTTCGTGAATAGTTGATATAATAAATAAAACATCTCTTGAAAGGGGATTCAAATGACAACAAAGCGTGAATATCTAAAGCAGCAAGGCATTACAGTCGGTGTACGTGGGCGCTTCTCAGGAGCAGCCAAGGTAGCTCTAGCGGAAGCTGTAGCCAAGGGCGTTACATTTACTGCAGAGACTCCAGCCAAGAAGGCTAAGTAATCCAGGGTGGAGGTCGGGGCTTCGTTGGTCCTTGACCTCCTCTCTTATTTTTGGTACAATTGACAGTTAGGCGGAAGGCGGACATATGAGTAAGACACAAGAAATCAAAGTAGCAGAATCATTAGTTAATCTAATGGATGACCATTGGTTTAATCCAACTATCTTTGGTCGATATCTGGCGGAACAGCCAATCTATACAATTGACCGAGTTATGGAAATGATTGTTTCAGTAATTGCTGAGCAAGCAAAGATGTATGATGTATATTCAAATCAAGGTACATATACAGAAGGTTTAAACTTAGCCAATGAACT